TGTGCCTAAGTGTAAGACTGCCTAGTGTGTTTTGCCTGTTAAATTGTATTTATCCCGCTTGTGTGATTTCGTATATCCAAATGTTTACACGATCACCCCTGCTGATAAATGCTGCCGGATCTATATCAACTGAATTATTTAGTTGATTGGTTATGGGAACACCGTGGATATCGTCGATTAACAGGCCAACTGGATTGTGGTCTTTGAGAAACACGCTGTCTTGTTCTGTATCAAAGTTCCAGGTCCAATAGGTGGCCCTGCCATCTAGATCTCGTGGTAAGATTCCGTCATGGCGCTGTGGGTCTGCAATAAAAACAAAGTTGCTGCGCAGACCAATGGCCTGTTGAAGGGCATTGAAATTGGCCTGTTGACCCAATTTTATTTTGTCAGTTTCATATCTACTAGCGTGAGTTCTAGTAATGTCCACGAGAGTGATAACTTGATAGCGTGCCATAATGTGCTACTATTTACACTCGTGATTGATCAGCCAACAAAAAAGCACCCGAAGGTGCCTTAGTGCTTCCCATCCCTGAGAAAAAACTATTATAGTGCGTACAATGTTGTAGGCTCTGTTACAGTTAGTGTACCTGTTGCTGTGAATGTCCAAACACCGGTACCTGTTAGTGAACCAGCACCGATGATACGACCAACACGGGTAGCCAATGTGTTGACGTCTAGTGCGTGTCTGTCGCCGTAAGTGATGATAGCTAGACCATCGCTCTTAACTTGGAATACTGAACTAGTTGTACCAATTTCGTCTGTTGCTGGGGCTGCTGTTGCTGCTGTTAGCGCAACTGCACCGCCGCCACCGCTCAATACATACTTGAATACTGTCTGTTGAAATGTCTTTTGTACCACCGCTAATGCTACTGCTGTGGGGTTTACTCTTGCGACTGCTGCCATGATGTTTTCTCCTTATCAATGATCCCGCTCCGGGACCGGCAATATATAAGAATCGTCCTGATTCTTATCAAGTATTTATATTGGATTGGAAAAATCACGCCGATACGGCTGATTTTAGTCGGCTCTAAACGGAGTCCACCGGTCTCTAGGCACATATTTGTCGCCGCCTATGATATAGCCCTCGCCACCGGGTTTGCCTTTGGTGTTTTGCTCTATATCACCGCCTGATGCGTCAAGTTCACGAATAACTTCGTCTTTAGCTGCCATAATCTCACGAACTAGCTCAAACATTGTGTCCATTACTGTTGGATGTGCATCACTGTGAGCTTTTATCTTAGCTGCTTTTACAGGTGTCTTTTGTTCAAAGGCTAGGAAAGCATCGGTGTTGATATTGTCCAGCTGCTTGTCTTTTGACTGGGTATTGACAAATTTGTAAATCTCATCGCGCAAGTAGCTCATGCCTGTAACAGGTGCTAACAATTTATTAATGGCCTGTTGATTTTTAGCTAGGGCTTCAATTTTGGCAAGATTGTCTGCGCCGACTGCCGGTCTATAACTAACTGCGGTTAAACCAAACACTGCTAGTTCCGGAGTTGTTGAAAACTTTTCTGGATTGGCAAAGTCTTCGCCAGAGGTATCACCAAAATTTTCGAACTGTTTATGGGCGGCCACTGCTACCTCTGCCTTGATTAATTTCTGATAGTAGGAACTTTTAACACTAACACTGTAAGTGGTTTGATTTGGGGTAAAATTAATTTTACCATCTGCACCTTCGTAGGGCTTGCCTGGATGGAATAAGATATCGCCATAGACATAGCCACGGAAGTCTTTGGGAGTGGCTGCTTCAAACACAGGCCACAGTGCTGCCATATCGCTGGCAAACTTGGGTCGCCAGTCTTCTCCCTTGCCACGACTCATGATAAACGATTTCAGTTCGTCTGGACTAGAGCTTTTGCCTTCTTCACGACCCCAGTTGTTCTTGCCCACCATGCGGAATGTGCCGTCATCATCACGTCCCCAATACACTGTGGGGTTGCCATCCCATTTGATTGTGATGCTGGTTTCGGGTTTGGCTACAGCTTTTAGGGCTTGTACGACTTTAATTGCACCATTGTCTTCTGCAAACACCTTGTCTTCTAGGTGGTTGAACTCTCTGCCAACTTTCTTAGCAGGAGGTGCTTCAGCTTCAGTTAGGAATTCAAATGCTCTCATTTTACAATATTAATCATTCTACGCATCCAAGCATTGCTGCCCGGCACATAACTTTCAAAAGCTTCTTTGATGGGCAGCTCTATGCCCTGTTTGCCCAGTGTTTCTCTTGCACCTGCCACCAGTTCATCATAATTAGGTAACTTGATGATATAGGCAATAATGGCATCCACACTTTTGACATCTTTGATTGAAGCTGTCTGACCCAACAACTGTTTTGAGATCACATTCCAGTCATCGCCGTTTTGCACTGGTTCGTTGGTGTCCCCGTGTAGCAGTCCAAACTTGGGACTGTATTTGAAACCTCTTGCGCGAGCAAGACTGCTCAGCACAATGTGGCGATGTTCGCCTTTGTATTGTCCTCGGCCACCAATCATTGAGCCCTGTTGAAACTTGGGATTCACTGTGAGCATGAAGTCGGACTGTGCAAATCCGTTGGTTTGACTGCCACTGATAGGAGTTCTAAAATGCACGTTATCACCGGCATCCTTGATCCATCCGTCAGTTTTCTTTGTGCCTTGGTTGAAAATTTCTTCTTCTGGCACACCATTGGTTCTGCACCAGTCGGCCAATTTGGCAATCAGTTCTTCTTTGGAGATTTCTCTAGCATCCACGCTGAGATCCAAATCACCAGAACTGTTTAGGTCAAAGGTGCCATCTGGATCTTCTTTACGACCAGTAGTACCTAGCCACTTGACTGGCTTCTTGTCATCTGGATCTAATTCTTTTGTAAAGTCTAGGCCTGTAATTTTTTCAATAAAGTCAACAGTGGCTGGCACGTCTTTGGTAGCAATGCGCTGTGTTAGTGATTTTTTATCGGCAGTTTTAAAAACATTGCCGCCTTCGAATAGATTACTCATTGTCATTGGATTCTTCTAGTTTTCTTTTGGCCTTACGTGATTCTGCCAATCTTCGTACACCACGGGTAAATTTACTGGGATCTTGTCCTTTGATGGCATTAATAAGTCTGCGCTCAAGCTCATCCGCTGATTCAGCGTCATAGTGCTTGTGTATGCTTTCCAACAGATTAATAGCAGAATTAATGATGTTGGTAGCACGGCTTTCGATCAACGAATCCGTGTTGCGTACTTCGGCAATTTCATTAAGTTCTTGTAGAATTGATCTGGTACGAAGTTTCATAAATTGTTTCCCATCACGTATTTAACTCAATTGAGTTATAGTATAACTAAACACTAAATGGTTGTCAATAGGTTGCTTTTTGTGCGGTCGCAGCATACAATAGATAAATACTCAGTAGAAACCATGAGTTGCTACAAACACACAGGAAAATGAAATGAAATACATATCAGATCAAATGTTAGCTATTATGGAACGTTTAAGTGAAATGTTCCCAGCAACTAACTATCAAAGCCGCTTGGATCATTATCTAAGCACCAAAGGCATTACCGATGCCGCTCAACTCGAAAACTATGTTCGCGAGTTCAACTACTCTCAAAAAGGGAATTATCTATGAAAACAATCACTAACGCAATCTGGTCATTTTTAGAAGCATTTGGGCAAGCCCGTGCTGCCGCAAGTCTTGCTCGTCAAGGCCGCATAGAAGAAGCCAAAGCTGTATACACAAACTAACATGAACTTGTTAGACACTGTAATAATGTTGCTACGTTGGAAAGATCACGGATGGGAAGTGCATCCTATTGATCTTACCAGTGAATTCCGCGGCTGGTTCTAAGCTAATAAATACTGGCATGAAATTAGTGTATATACACGGTGCCAATGCCACCAGCGAAAGCTTCAACTATATCAAGAGTAAACTGGGCGATGGCCTAGATCTTAACTATGATAGTCGAAATGGGTTTGAAAACAACCTAAAAGACATGCAGTCTACACTAGAAGGGCACGAGGATCTGGTGTTTGTTGCGCATAGTCTAGGCGGTATCTACAGTTTACATTTGGCCAACAGTATGCCCCATGCGGTTAAGGGTGCTGTGACATTGAGTACTCCATATGGTGGTGCTGAAGTAGCGGACTATGCTCAATACTTTTTGCCATTCAGCAGACTGATGCGTGATATTGGGCCCAGTTCATGGGTAATGAAGCAGGCCAAACGTATCAAGATACAGCATCCTTGGACTAACATTGTGACTGTAAAAGGACAAAGCCCTTTTATGCACGAAGCCAACGATGGAGTAGTAACTATCAGCAGTCAACGACATCATGCTGATATGGAATTAGTGGAAGTTGAATACAACCACTATGAAGTAGTGCTCAGTGACGAAGTGGTAAGCCTTATCAAAGAACGAGTAAAAAAGTTCGGAAAATAAGTTGCTTTTCTGTCGCAGAGCATATATAATAAACTAACAGCGAAAAAGAAGTAGTTGTTAGCAACAGACATTAACACACAGGAGATTATTATGTCAGAAATTTTTACAGCACCAAAGCTACCAGAAGTTAAATTCAACAAGAACGGCTACGAAATCCGTACAGACATCTTGGGCATGGCCAAGAGCCTGGTACAAGACGACTTCCACGCCAAATTCCAAGGCTGGGAAATGACAGCTACTCGTGATGAGAAGACTGGTCAAATTGTTAGTACCGTAGAAATGCCAAGTTTCCCAGGACTAGATAAAGTACTAGAAACCGCCGAAAAAATGTATTCATTTGTTAACAGCGGCGTGAAGAAATAATATACGCTCGTAGAGCAATATATAGTGGTAAAAGAAAAGCACCTTCGGGTGCTTTTTCTTTATCTAACTGTGGCTAACTTAAAGAACCGCAAGATGCAGATGTACATCCAACCTAGATCAAACTCATACCAACGCTGACTGAACTTGGCATTAGCACCATCGGCATGATGATTGTTGTGTAGTTCTTCCCCACCAATCCATACAGCCCACGGAATGATATTACGGCTGGTGTCTTTGGTATCTGTGTTACGGTAACCCCACCAATGCCCGATGCCGTTGACTACTCCTGCAGCAAAAAACGGTATCCAGATCATTTGAATACCCCACACGGCAAGTCCCCACGGTCCAAAGAGCAAGCAGTCTATGACCAGCATTAAAAGAATACCTGAGCGACTGTGTGCGGAGTATAGGTTACGTTCCATCCAATCATTAGGGCAGTCCTTGCTCAGTGAGTCAACCATGGCTGTGTCTTTGCTGGCTGAATGATAAAGCAATGCTCCTCCAAATAACACACGCCATATGCCGTAGATCTGTGGGCTGTGGGGATCACCTTCTTGGTCCGAACGTTGATGATGTCGGCGATGTATAGCTACCCATTGACGAGTGACCATGCCTGTTGTTAGCCAAAGCCAGGCTCGCATAACGTGATTAACAGCAGGATGAAATTGTACAGCTCTGTGCGTTTGACTTCTGTGCAAATACAGGGTGACACAGGCTATGGTGATTTGAACCATCACCAAGGTATAGATTATTATGTTCATTGTTTACTTATCCGGTTGACAACTGTTCAAAATAATGCTATAATATGGTATGAAAAACAAACTTATACTCACAGACGCAGACGGTGTTCTACTAGATTGGGAATGGGCATTCTCAGTTTGGATGCAAGAACGTGGTTATACACTGACAGCAGACAACAAGAAGAGCTATTATCTACATCATCACTACAATGAGCTAGAAGAAAAAGACGCTAAAAAGGTTGTCAAAACTTTCAACGAATCAGCAGCTATTGGATTCCTTCCTGCACTGCGTGATGCTGCCTACTATGTTAAACGATTGCATGAAGAACACGGCTACGAATTCCGTGTTATCACAAGTCTAAGTCTAGACAAGAACGCACAGAAACTGCGTGAAATGAATCTGCGTAAACTGTTTGGCAATGCCATTGAATCAGTTATTTGTTTGGACACAGGTGCAGACAAAGATTCAGCATTGGAACCATATCGTGACAGTGGACTGTATTGGATTGAGGACAAGCCAGCAAATGCAGATGTAGGACACGAATTAGGATTGAAAAGTATTTTAGTAGAGCATGGACATAATATGCATCACCTATGCACATATCCTGTTGTTAAAAACTGGCGAGAAATTTACGAACTTATTACAAGAGAATAAATACTTGCGGGGAGTAACTGACCAGCAGGGCTGGTTTTATATATCGTCAACACGGCTAGACTAGCCCGGTATATAAACAAAGCGGTGAGACCATAACTTTTAAGGAAGATATGGAACTATTCACGCTCCAAGCCCTATGGGCATTTCTCGCTATCATTTTGATAGACATTGTATTAGCCGGTGATAACGCTCTTGTTATCGGCATGGCGGCTAATCGCTTACCAGACCACCTACGCAAGCGGGCAATCTTTTGGGGTACCTTTGGTGCTATTGCTATCCGTTTTGTGTCAGTGGCAGCATTGACCTACCTGCTGTTAATTCCGGGACTACGAGCCATTGGTGCTCTAGCACTGATTTGGATTGGTTGGAAACTAGTATTCAATCATGACGAGCATAATATTGAAGCTAAAGACACCTTCTGGGGTGCTATATCAACTATTGTAGTTGCTGATGCTGTTATGGGTATAGACAATGCATTAGGTATTGCCGCGGCCGCAAACGGAAGTTTTGTATTAGTCATTGCCGGATTATTGATCTCAGTGCCAATTATTCTGTTTGGTGCTACTATGGTCAGTAAGATTTTACAGCGTTGGCCTGACACAGTATTTCTAGGATCGTTTGTGCTGTTTGCCGTTGCCATGCTGATGTTAATGAAAGAACCATTGATGGCTAGTTGGTGGGCAGGCCTTGTTCCTTGGGCCGCTAGTATTGTACCGTGGGCAGTAGCATTAGTTATTACTGCTGTTCAATACAATAAAGCAAGATTACATTTACATAAGAAGTATTTGTTCAGGTCATAAAAAAGCCCCGGAAGGGGCTTTTTTAATTCCAATATTTAGAAGAGTCTAATCGATCCCAATAGGCTTTATTGTTGCGATTGACAAAGTTTTTAACTAGATAC